TCTTTGCAACGCTCTATGACACGGCGACTTCCGGTACTTCGCCGAAGGTAGTCAAGTTCATGGCGGCTACGAAGGATGCCAAGGAAGAGGAACTTTCGCCAGTCGCGCTGCTCGACAAGATGGTGGACTTGCTGCGGGGCGAGTCGATGAAGATGTTCCGTGAGTTCTCGCAGACAACCCCCACCATTCGCGAGGAAGGCGAAGACCCGATGGTTGCCAAGTTCGATGGCGATCCTTCAGCTGAGGTCACCAAGCGTGCGAAGGCTTACATGGCTGAGCACAAGACCAAGGACTTCAAGGCAGCGGCTGAAGCAATTCTCGGCGCAGACGAAGAGCTGAGGGTTGCCTACGCGAATTACACTGCCGGTGCTGGTGTTCGCGGCGGCAGGCAGTAGGAGGTAGCAATGGCTCTGTTCGGAAAAGTTGAGGCAATCACGGCTCAGGCCGCTGTTGATCTCTCTGGTAGTCAATACCTCGTCATGCGTTATTCCGCAGCGGGTATTGTCAACGTCGCATCCAACCCTGGCGGCGGCACGCAGGAAGTTGCGGGTGTGCTGCAAAACAAGCCCACGAGCGGCCGTAACGCCTCTATTGGCATTACGGGTGAGACCAAGGCAATCGCTGGCGGCGCTATTACCGCTAACCGTTCTGTGACTACCAATAGTGCAGGCCGTTTGGCGCACGCTGCGTCAGGCGACTGGATTCTTGGTACGGCACTTGAAGCGGCTGGTGCTAACAGTGAAGTCATTCGTGTACTGCTCAGCATCCCGGCGCATCAGGCGCCGAGCTCGCTGGCGGCACTGTAAAGGAGGGCATCACAATGTTTATCGGACCCAAGACTTATGCTACGGTCAGTGGACCGGATGCCCACCACGACGTTCTTTTGTCGACCCTCGCCGTGGCGGCGTTTTCCACTGGGGTTGACGGCCTCATCGGCAGCCAACTCTTCCCCTCTGTCACCGTGGGGAAACAGTCGGATCGCTATGCCATCATCGATAAGGCAGCGTTCCTTACCATCCCGGATACGAGGCGTGCGCCTAAGACCCGCGCACGACGCGTTGAGTGGACGGCTTCGTCTGACAAGTATTTCGCTGATAACTTTGCGCTCGCCGGCGAAATCTCTCTCGAAGACCTAGCCAATGCTGATGTCGCGTTCAATCTCCGTGGAAATACCATTAATCTGGTGACCACGGATCTGCTTCGTGATCAAGAGCAACGCATCCTCAATCTGGTGACTTCGGCATCGAACCTTGGTTCGGGTACGCTGCTGACAGGCACCAACCGTTGGAGTGATTACGTCAACTCCGATCCGCTCGGCGATGTGACCACAGGCCACGCGTTCATTCAGCAGCAGACTGGCCTCATTGCTAATACTGCCGCTATGGACTGGAACACGTTCCAGGTCATCCGTCGTCACCCTCAGCTCCTCGATATGTACAAGTATACGGCGGGCGGTCAAATCGATGAGGCGCAGCTTGCCGCTACGTTCAAGGTCGATAGGCTGCTCATCAGCCGAGCAGTCAAAGAGAACGCTCTTGAAGGTGGTACGTCTTCAATGACCGCTCTTTTTGGCACCGGAGTCCTGTTGGCGCATATCGAACCGGCGGTCGGCCTTCAGACCCGCACCCTTGGCCTTCGGTTCAGTTGGACTCCTCCTGAGTTCCCGGCTCCGATGGCTGTCGGCACCAAGCGTGAAGAGGGGCCGGGTGAGCGCAATGTCGAGATCGTTGAGGCGGGCTATTTCCAGGATGAAAAGCTCGTGGCAACGAACCTCGGCTACTTGATCGATACTGTCGTTTAGGTCGGAGCAGCTTAATGGAACGTGCGTTCCTAGAGCCCGTCAAGAATGTTAGCGGGGAAGTTAAATTCCCCGCTGGCGTTCTCTATGACTGGCCTCTAGCCACTTGGAAGCGGATTGCGACGAACCTCGACCAGGACCTTGGTGAAATCACTATCACCAAGGAAGCCTTGGCCGCGAGGGGAGTGTCTGGTTCCAAGCCGACCGCATCTGCTGGTGTCGAAACTGGCAAGGCGCGTCAGCGTCCTCGGTTGAAGGAGTAAGGCAATGAGCAAGAGCCCGCTTGAACTTCTGTTTGGGCCGATGTTCAAAGGGCCGGGTTTTGTTGATGTCCGGTCTCACGCGCATCAGTTCGCTGGTCGCAGTACCATCAACTCAGGTTCTGCGACGGTCGTTGTTTCCACGGCCGCTGTAAAGTCCGACAGTCTGATCCACTTCGCGATGGAAGGCAATGCCAATCGAAACATCATCGCTGGCGTTGCTAACATCAACTCGAATGCGGCTTCAGTCACGGTGTCCAATGCGGCTATCGCAGCGGATAGCTTGATCTTCCTGACCACGCGCCAGAACGGCACGGCTCAGAGTTCGGGCACTTCCAATCGTGACGTCGAAGTCGTATCACTGGCTACAGGTTGGGCCTCGTTTGGCTTCTCTGATGGCGCGGCGATTTCCAACAAGCTCGTGCCAGTCATGTACCATGTCTTTCCAGCAGAAGGTGTGCCTGGGCAGCTTGAAGTAAAGACCCTGTCGGATGGAGGCTACTTCACGATCGGCTTTGCTGACAACCGCGCTCAGCCTCGTGATACGAAGGTCTTGTGGCAGCTCACAAGTACGACGCACCACTAGGCCGGTGATGGAGACGGGCAATGACTGAAGCACTCGTACGCAATATTCAGACCATTCTCGTCAATTCCGGTGACTCTGTGTCTGGCAACATCAATCTGGTCGGGGCACGCGGGCAATTCGCCCTCCATGTCCCGACCATTGCCAGCGCCTCCAACCTGTTCTTTCAGGTTGGACCCAATTCAGGTTCCTATATAGGCCGTTTGCAAGACCCGACCAGTCAGTCTGCTTATCTGAAAGCGGCTGGTAACGGTTCGCTCGGCCTCGTAGTCGATCTGTGGCCTTGGCCGCACGCTCGCATTGAATTTGCACAGGCTGTCGCAGTCCCTCTTACGCTCCAAGCGTTCATCATGGGGCAGCGCGCCGGTGTCGGCGCCAACCGCGAATGAGGTTGTCCGACTGTGAGGGACGTAGGTAGGCAATGCTTCTCAAGATTTCCAAGGGGAACGGTGATTGGGCTATATTCGATGTAACTAACGTCGATTACAGCAGCCATCCCCAGCAAGCCAAGACACAGGCCGATCTAGATCACGCTCTGGCTTTAATTCAGAGCAACTTTGAAATGCGCGATCTACGCACGCGAAAGCCCAATGGTTCTCTGTACCGTTATCAAATCGCGACCCTGCACGGCGTTGACGGCAAGACCGTCGTAGCTGTGTTCGATAATCCAGCGTACCTGTGCAACAACGCGGGTGATACGCTGGAAAGAATTTCAATTTAGGAAGGTAGGTAGGTCCAATGCGCGACAAGTACACAATCATCATGGTGGTTCCTGGTATGCGCTTCCAGGGTGACACCCTTGAGACTTCCTCTCTTGGGGGAAGCGAAACCGCTGCAATCTGCATGGCACGTGAGCTGGCCAAGCTCGGGCACTCCGTTCGCATGTTCTGTGAATGTGAGAAGCCCGGCATGTATGATGGCGTGCTGTACGTTCACATCAGCTATGCTGAGCACGCGCTCCAGCAAATGCCCGCTGATATCGCAATCGTGCAGCGCGATCCAGGCCCGTTCAAGTCCAGCATCAACGCACGCATCAACCTTCTCTGGTGCCATGACCTAGCTCTGGGCCGAGTTGCTGATACCTTCCGTGCCTTGTCATGGAACATTGACAGGTTCATCACGGTCAGCAACTACATGAAGACGCAGTATCGCAAGGTCTATGGTTTGCCTGATGAAACGGTCTATGCTTCACGTAATGGGATCGATCTGTTCCGTATTCCCAAGGTTGATCTGACCAAGAAGTTGCGCAAACGCCTCGTGTACTCAGCACGCCCTGAGCGTGGCCTTGATGTCATGCTCAGCAGTATCCTTCCAGCGCTCTTGGCCAAAGACCCTGAGTTTGAGCTCGCGCTCTATGGCTATAACAATCCTGTTGAGCATATGGCCGCGTTCTATGCTGGCTTGAAACAGCAGGCGGCACAGTTCGGTGATAAGGTCAGGTTCGTCGGCTATCTTCCGAAAGATGAACTCTATAAGCAATACGCTGAATCGGGCATCTATGCCTACCCGACACCTTCGCCCACGTCCCCGACTTTTACGGAGGTTTCGTGTATATCGATCATGGAATCCCAAGCGTGCGGAATGCCGGTCGTTACGAGCGCACGCGGGGCGCTGCCTGAAACGCTTCATCCCGATGCTGGCGTGCTTATTGACGGCGACCCTTGGTCTGATGCCTACCGGGATGCCTTTACAGGGGCGGTTTTAAGGCTCGCTGGAGATGAGGAAGCTTATAACCGGGCAGCCCTAGCGGGCATGGCCCATTCAGCCAACCTGGGATGGGCTGGAGTGGCCCAGGAGTGGAGCTCCTGGTTCGATACCCTGTTCGATACGTTCAATGACGACCCTGTGCGTCTTGCCCATCACTTTTATCAGCGCAGTGATATTGGAGCAGTGCGTGAAGTTCTTGGACGCCTTGATAATCTGGATGATGGCTCTCCGGCTGCAAACATACTTCTAAACAAGGTCCAAGACGAGTATGCATTCACCCTCGGCACCGAGCGCTATCGAAAGCACTATCTGGCAGCGGGAAAGGAAACTGACAAACGACTGAGCTCTGTACCGCTCGAAGCTCATGCACCGATGTTCGAGAACACAGGTGAGCAACGCTTTCTGAACATCCAAGCATTCTTGGAACAGCACCCTGAACTCCAGAACATTCTAGAATTCGGGTGCGGGCATGGTTGGTCAACGGTCTACTTCGCTAACAAGCTGGGCCGTAGCTGGACTGCCCTTGACATTGATCCAGGTGCGATCAAATGGGCCAAGACCTTCGCTGAAAAGTTTGGCCGTGGTAATGCTGAGTTCGAGTTCGTAGTCGGTGATCAGACTGCGGTGCCTGCTTCGAAAGCCCCCTATGATTGCCTGTTGATCAGTGAAGTGCTGGAGCATTGCCCCGATCCGTACGCTGTTATGGATTCGCTTGAACAGCACATCAAACCGGGTGGTAGCGTCATACTCACGGTGCCATTCGGCACGTCCGAGTATGGCACACCGAACTGGGACGGGTTCCGTGGTCATATCTGGGAGTTCGACCAGCATGACCTGCGGGATATGTTCGGCAGCAAGCCAGACTTCGCAATGACATCTGGTGTGATCTATCCGAATTCTGTTACCGGTGATATGATCGGATACTATCTGGTCACGTACCGTGCCGATCAAAAGCCCACTGGTAGGATTGACTGGGACAGGAAGCTTCGCTTACAGCGCCCGCGTCAAACCATATCTGCGTGCATAATTGCTGGCCGTGAGGCTGAGCTGACCCTTGGCTGGTGTCTGAAATCTGTGCAACCCTACATCGATGAAATAGTCATCGCTGATACGGGCATGTCTGGAGATGCCAAGGCTATTGCTAAGAAGTACGGTGCGAAGCTGGTCAAGGGCTCTGATCCAACGGTCAGCGGTTTTGATGTGCCTCGAAACGAGGCCCTAGCGGGCTGTTCCATGGATTGGGTGCTGTGGATCGACACTGACGAGAAGCTGCTTGGCGGCATGTTCCTGCGGAAATACCTTCGCCAGTCAGTATGGCACGGCCTTTCAATCAGGCAGCACCACTTCGCCATCGATGCTGGTTTTTCCCCTGACATGCCCGTGCGCTGTTTCCGCCGCTCGCCGTACCCATACGAAGGCGGTCTCAAAGGCAAATCGATGAAGTTCATCGGACGCATCCACGAGCACCCTGAGCTTGACTTGAATGAAGGCCCCGGCGAAGTCCTCATCCTGCCAGATGTGAACATCGCACATATTGGCTATCTCGATGAGAGTATCAGGCGGCAACGCTTCATTCGTAACAAGCCGCTACTTGATATGGATAGGCGAGACCATCCTACACGGCTGCTTCAGAAGCATTTTGTCATGCGTGACAATATGCTGCTAGCTCAATATCAGCTTCAGCAAAGCAACGGCAATGTGACGACTGAGGTACGGGCTTTAGCAGAGGAAGTCGTGCAGCTCTATCGCGAGCACTTTCTTGGCAAGATCAAATACACGAACATCGATAGCCTGCAATACTATACGCAAGCACTCCAGGTTCTGGGTCGTGGCATCGATGTCGTGTTCACAGTCGGTGCCAACCGGGACGGCAAGGGTGACAATCTGCACAATGGTCAGGTTCCGCAGCCCATCGTTGCACGCTTCGCTGACTATGAAGAGGCCCGCATCGAGATCGAGTACCGTTTGAAAGAGCGCATGATGCCGCTTCAGGCACAGGAACATTGGTAAGATATCTGGTAAGATATAAAGGGGACTGAAAAATGGCTGCTATGCGAGCGAAGATGAAAATCAATCATATTGACCGGCGTCACGAGGGCCAAGAAACCCTCTATTTCAATCCGGTTTCGCGCTCTGACAGTTACCCCGCCGACGGAAGCGACGAAAACAATACCTACGCTAAGTTCTCACCGTCTGGAATGTTGTCCCTCACAGTCTGCAATCCGGCCCTGCTTGGCAAGTTCAATGAAGGTGAGACGTACTATCTCGATTTTATTCGGGCTGACGGCTAGCTCTATAAGGCGCAGAATGTACACGACTGTCTCAAATATGCTGGTGCTATTACCCAATATCGGGTCGCTAAGTGATATGACCAGCTCAGCAATCGTCGAGGCATACATCAAACCCGCTGAAGCCGAGATCAACGCCAGAATAGCTCGTGCGTATACCGTGCCTGTTTCTGGCTCTATTCCTATGCTGGAAGCTATCGCTACCGATATGTCAATTCACCGTGCCTTGACCTTGCGTGTTTTTACAGCGGCAATGCTCAAGGAATCAGCATGGCCAAAGCAGTACGAACGTGCCATTGAAACACTGAAGGAAATTGCTGCTGGTAAACTTCTGCTCGTTGATTCAGCGGGTGTAATCGTCGGTGAGCGTGCCGGTACGTCCGCTGCCTATTCCAATACTATGGACTATCAGCCCACATATCATGAGGGTGGTGGTTGGAACGATCAGGTCAAGGATACTGAGAAGAACGATGACCTGCTGAATGATAGGGACTTGCAGATATGGCCCTAGGCTTTTCAGTTCAGATTGATGCGGGGCGTCTTGCCGGTGCCGTCAACAGACTCCGGCATGTCGCGGCTAACATCAACGATAAGCAGCTTCTACAGGCCATTGGCAATCGACATTTGAAATGGATGGTGCAGAACCTTCGGGATGCTGGCACAGAAACCCCGCATCCGCCAATGTCACCGAATACACTGATAAAGAGCAGCGGCCGTGCAAGTCCACGGCACTTATCCTCTCGGTTTCGGGCATTCTTGCAACAGTCCTACACTGTGAAGGTAGCTAACGATCACGTTGATGTCGGTACGCAAAACGAAATGGCGAAGTGGCACCATCATGGCACCGACCCGTTCATTATCAGGCCCACAAACAGGAAGTACCTGAAGTTTGCTACCATTGACGGTGTCGTATTTGCTAAAGAGGTCCACCATCCCGGCATCCCGGCTCGAGGCTTGCTGCCTACCAAGAAGACCGCCGAGGCTTTAGCGCTCCAGGTCATAGTCGCCGGTATTCAGCGCGCTATCAAAAGCGGAGGTCTGGTCTAATGGCGAAGATCAATTATTGGAATATCGAGCAACAAATAGGCTCGATCATAAAAACGCAAGTGGCTCGCGCCACGGTCCTTATTGAAGAGGAAATCAATTGGGCTGAAGGCGATGTGGTTGCTATCTATCTTGAGGAAGCTCAGGCACCGGCTGAACAACAAGGCTTGAGTGCGGGCACTCGGTTACGGCAATTGATCACGTTCAAAATCTGGTGCTGGCATTTTGGCTTCGGCAAGGACAAAGCCCTAGCCATGCAAGCCCGAGACAATCTGGTCGGTGATGTACAGGTAGCACTCCTAGGCAATCATGGGCTGAACAGCACGGTCAATTCATCTTGGATAATTGGCTGTGAGTTCATAGCTGGGCCATCGCCAACTGATAGAGGCTTCGCAGCCGGTGCTTCTATAGACCTGATAGCTGAAGCTGTAGCGACGACTTAGGAGGCTATTATGAAAACAGTACGCATGACGCAAGATCGCAACTTTCCCAATCACGGCATGAAACATGCCGGTGAGGTGTGGGAAAATATATCTGATAGCCTCGCAGCCCAGCTTGAACAGCAAGGCTTCGCTAGAATTGAGTCACATGTAGTCGGCGTTGATGCTGAAGTGAAGATGCCTATGCGCAAACGCGCGCGAGAGGGGTCAGGCCAATATAAGGGAGATGACCCGACTACGCCCGAAAAGAATGAAGCTTATGAATAGGCAGGAAAGCAAGGCAACGGCTTTAGTTTTGATGGAGGTCTAAAATGGCATATGGATTTTTGGGCCATATTGGAATTGCGAAAGAAACGACCTGGGGAACGGCCGTTGCTGCTACTGATTACTTTGAAGCGTTGAGCGAAGGAATCACGGCCGTACCTGACCGATTCCAGTCTAGAAACATCGTAGGCGCGATGTATGAGCCCGATGATAATACCGGCGTCGTTCGTATTTCCGGGCCTGTCACATTCCCCGCGCATCCAAGCCCCTTCGGTCACGTGCTGAACGGGGTGTTCGGTAACAATTCAGGGTCAGTAGTGCTTTCGGGCTTCTTGTTCAAGAACGAATTCACTGTCCGTACCAGCGACACAAATAGCCTTCATCCGCTGCCCGCATATACCTTGGAAATCTTCCGGGACATCACGTCATCGCAGCAATATGATGGTTGCCAGTTCGCTAACGTGCAGATGGCGATCCAGCCCAACCAAGAGCTTCGCGTTACGGCGCAGGTCATTGGCAAGGGCACACAGAATATCGCTAAGACAACCGCATCATTCCCGGGTTCCCCGACTGGGTTCTTCTATTGGGACTCTTGTTCGATTGCTCTAGGCGGTACGGGCGTCAGCATTATTGAAGCTTTGACCATCACACTAGACAACGCCCTTGAAGGGCTTCCTGCAATTGCGTCTACGAACAGCGGAGAAATCACGCGCATCAAGCGCAATGGTCCGCCGACAGTGCGAGTATCTGGCTCCGTGGCGCTCGAAGATTTCTTCGAGTATAACAAGCTGATCGCGCAGACTGAGCAGCGACTCGCGGTGCACTTGACGGCAGCTAATTCGTTTGCATTGCTCATTGAAATCCCACGCATGGTCTACACTGAATTCCCCCTGGGCATTTCAGGCCGTGAGCGACAGATCGTGTCATTCAATGCTACAGGTCGATACCATACGGGCTCAGCATCGATGATCAAAGCAACTCTCTGGACGACCAAGAGCGACTATTAGTTCGATCACACTTAGGCAAGGAGGTAGGTATGGCGGAAGTAGACCCCACTGCGGTGGCGCAGTTTATGGAACTGTTGGCCACCGTCGCGCCCGAGGACGGTAAGCTAGAATTCAAGCTGCCTGAGGGCGCCACTGTCATTGATTTAGGCCAAGCGTTCCCAGTCAATATGGGTGACTGGATGGACCTCTACGATGCTGGCTATATGGATGAGCGCGGTATGATCGTTCAGAAAGGCCCGGCGACCATAGCCAACGTCATCCTTCATTTCTGTAAGAAGATAAATCCGGCTATCAGTATAGATGGTATCCGAGCCTTGGACATCACCAAACTGTCACGGGCGTTTTTGTTTGTGAACAAGCTGCTCAGTAGTGAGGGGGATCTAAACCCTACGAAGTGAGATGCTTGAAATTGATTCACATCTTTGCTTCAGCATATGGTTGGGGCCAGGATGAAATCAGGCGTCTCACGGTAAAGCAGGCCGAGGTGCTGAAAATGTTCATAGAGCAAGACAGGCGGCGGGAATAAAATGGCTGCTGACGTTGTCGTAAGGACGGTACTTACTGGGCTCAGTGGTGTTCAGCAAGGGCTGGGTCAGCTTGCTTTTGGCCTATCCTCTCTCGGTATCCGTAGCTTATCCATAGCCGGTGCGGTATCAGCTATTGGGCTTGCCTTCGGTAAAGCGGTCAAGGGCGCTGAGGACTTTGATCTCAGCCAACGTAAAATCCAATCTATCCTCCGTGCCACAGAGAGTGCTTCTGGTAAGACGGTTGAAAGTATCGAGGAACTTGTACGTTCGGTAGATGACCTCGGATCCTTCAGTGAAATGCGCGAGGCTGCTGCAAATCTTCTTACGTTTCAGAGCATCGCTGGAAATACATTTGATAGAACACTTCGTGCCGCTTCAGATCTAGCGGCTGCGGGTTTTGGCTCTGTATCAAGTGCGGCATTTATGCTTGGCCGCGCTATGGAAGACCCAGAACGCGGCATGATGATGCTCCGTCGTTCAGGCATTATCCTGAACGAAACCCAGAAAGAACAAATCAAGCTGCTGATGGCGACCGGCCAGCAATTGAAGGCGCAGGAAGTGTTGCTGGAGATTGTTGAAAAGAAGGTTGGCGGAACAGCGGCGAACAAAGGTGGTGGCCTTTCCGGTGCCTTTGATAACCTCACGGACAGCATTGAGCTCTTTGGCCTTGGTCTTGTTCAGAAGATGGGCATCCTTGATCTATTCAAGAAGGGATTAGAAAGTTGGCAGCCTATCCTTGACAAGCTGAACAAAGGTTTTTCAACAAGCGGCCAGTTTGAAGGCATAACGGATGAAATCAAGACGTGGGAAGAAACGCTTAATAGAATGTCTGCCGGTGATTCTAATCGCGCAGCGGTTCAAGAGAAGTTGAATGATCTCTATTCCAAGCGCACGGAAATTCTAGAGAAGCAGGCCAAGATACAGATTGACCGGGATATAGCGGCCAATGATTCTAGCACTGCTGCTATAAAACGTGAGGGGGAATTTCAAAAAATCCGTAGCAAGAAGCTCGACGATCTGAAGTTTGAACAAGATCGTGAGGCAGAGCTTGCGGCTATTTCCGATGAAAAGGAGAGGCAGAAGCGTGAGGCCGCTGACAAGGCAGAAGCCGCTGTACTTAAGGCACTGGAGCTCGACCGTGAACACAAAGACTTAGCAGCCGATGAAATTAAGACTGCACGTGAACGTGCTATTCTAGCTGTTGAAATTTCCCAGGCTACACAGGAAACAAACAATCAAATACAGTTCGAACTTCAAAACGAGCAGGCATTGGAGACTGCCCAGAAGTCTAGAGCTAAAGCGCTCGACGATCAGGTAAAAAGCATCGAGGACGAGATTCGCCTGGGCAAGCTCCACGGCGTTGACCTTGAGGTTGCCAAAGAAATATTGACGGCACAGAACCGGCTCTATGATGAACAGAGCGAGAAGGTCCGTGATCTGACTGATGACGAGCGCGAACGGCTGGAAGTTATGGCAAAGCAGCGGTTCGCGCAGCGTCAGCAGAAAGAGCAGGCAGAAAGCCTGACCCGTGAATTGGCCAGCTTCTCCGAACGTGCATTTGATCGTATCGGTGATCAGATCACCCGTATGTTCGTTGAGGGCAAACAGGGCGCGCTTGAATGGAAGAACGTGTTCCGCGCCGTCCTTTCCGAGCTTATGCAGGAGCTTATCAAACTCGCGATCATGAACCCGATCAAGAACGCTCTATTTGGGAACATAGCTGGATATGCTATGGCACCCGCGCTCTTTGGCGGAGGCGGCGGTCTAGGTTCATTATTTGGTATGGGGCGAGCGGCGCTGACTACGCTTGCTTCACCAATCGGGTTTACCGGCGGCGGTTTTGATATTGCTTCGGGCGCTACGTTCTACCATGGCGGCGGTTATGTAGGGACCGGCGGGTCACGTCGGGGGCTTAACCCGGCTCTATTTATGAACGCACCGCGCTTGCATAGTGGCATGTCTAGTCTCACATCCGATGAATTTCCCGCGATTCTACAACGTGGAGAGGAGGTGGTCCCAGCTAATAAGGCCGGTCGCGGGCGTGGTGAGCAGATCGTTATAAACCAGAACCTGAATTTCAGTATCGGTGTGTCACAGACAGTGCGCGCGGAAGTTATGGCTATGATGCCTAGAATTCTAAACGCTTCAAAGGCAGCGGTCGCGGACGCCGCCCGCCGTGGTGGTGATTTCAGGGGTGCGTTCAAATGACTACGTACCCTATTGATCCGCCCGCTGCGCTTATCGCTGCTGACATTCATTACACTATGAAGACCATTGTGGCCCGGTCAATATCCCCATTCACGCACGGTGAGCAGGTCTACGTCCATCCAGGCCAGTGGTGGGATATGGAAATATCCGTACTTCCCGGCCCACGCCAGACCTTGGAGGACGTCATTGCGTTTCTTGGGCTGCTTAATGGCGGTGAAGGTACGTTCAAGTTCGCGCCTCCGGATGGCAGCACCCCGCTAGGCACCGCGACAGGAACGCCGATAATAAGATCAGCAAGCCAGTCAGGTCAAGTTCTAGTCACTACAGGCTGGACCGCGAGTCTGGCAAATATCCTAAAAGCGGGGGACTGGCTCTCTATAATTTCAGGCACTAACCCACAGCCCCGCCTGTACAAAAATTTGCTCGCTACAGGCACGGATTCTGGCGGGGTGGCCAGCCTTACCTTATGGCCACGCATTCGCATCCCCGCCCCAGCCAGCGGGGCTACGGTCACGGTTAATAGCGCCCACGGTATTTGGCGGCTGGCAAGCAATGAGTCAGCCTGGGACATTACGAATGCCGTGAATTATGGCATTACAATTGCTGCGACTGAGGCGTTGAACCCATGAGTCGGGGCATAACAGCGGCGTTAGAGACGGCAACATTAGCTTCAGTCGTCTATCCGGCATTCTTCGTTGAGCTTGAAACCTCAGCGGGCACAACGCGGGTTTGGAGCGGCATCGGTGATCTGATCTGGAGTGGGAATACTTATACGGGCATAGGCACGCTCGGTTCAATCTCGGAGATTGAAGAGACCGCTGACTTCAAGTCAACAGGTATCACACTCACGCTGTCGGGTATTCCGTCAGCACTCTTGTCCTTGACTTTGAATTCGATGCAGCAAGGCCGAACGGCATCGGTTTATCTTGCTGCGTTCAATGCCAGCAACGTGCTCATAGCTGATCCGTTCCTGATATTCCAGGGCTTGACTGATGTGCCCACTATGGAAGACGGCGGCGAGACCGCTACGGTCAGCATCACGGTCGAGTCGCTTGAAGTTGATTGGGCAAGGAATCGTATCAGACGCTATACGCCTGAAGACCAGAAGTTGATTGATCCCACCGACCGGGGGTTTGAATACGTCGCTCAGCTTCAAGACGCGAAGTTCATATGGGGTGCGTAGATGCTCGATCGTGTTGATAACTGGCCCCAAGAATTGGAAGCTTATATTCGAAGTATTCAGGATAAGCCTTTCAAATGGGGCGAGCATGATTGTGTATTAGGTGCGCTAGGCTGTGCTGAGGCAATTCTCAAAGCTGATTTCACATCCAACATCCGTGGAAAATACACAACGGCGCTCGGCGCCGCGAAACGTATGAAGGTACTATTCGGCGCGGTTGAATTACCGAACGCGGCTGATGCCTTTCGTAGTCATACGGGCAGCGAGCCAATACAAGCAACCTTCGCTCAACGTGGGGATATTGTTGAGGCTGAAGTACAACTGCCAGACGGCGGTCTAGCCCCAGCGTTAGGCTTTATTGGGCTTGATAATCGATATGGGCTATTCGTAGGGCCTGCTGGCTTAACGAAGATTCCTATATCCCAATGTTCCCGTGCCTGGAGAGTTGGACGGTGACTGTGGAAACCACTTCACTCTGCCGGGACTGCCTCCAACCCGTGACGGCTGAAATCTATGAGACAGAGGGCGGCTTATATCTAGCTAAAGAATGCAAGCTGCATGGAATACAGACGGTGCTTATCGAGCGGTCACATGATGCTTGGGCCTTCATGCACACGATGCAAGACCCTGTACCATGGAAGACCAGATTCAATGTGTGCATGGTGCCGGTAACGGATCGCTGCAATATCCGCTGCCCTCATTGCTATCACATGCCTGGGCATAAACCTGACCCTTCAATAACAGAAATCATGGACGTAGTCGAGCGGGTGGAAGGGGGTCGCAGCATCATATTGATGGGCGCTGAGCCTACGTTGCGCGATGATCTTCCCCGCATCGTAGCAAATATAAGAAAGACCGGCCGTCACGTGCACATTTATACGAACGGCCTTCGTATGAACGATGACCATTATATCCGGCGCTTGATGGCCGCTAATTTGAATGCTGTGTGCTTCTCTCTTCATACGAAAGGTTATGTAAAGGGTTGGGAAACGAAGCTTGCTGCGCTTGAAGCTATGGCACGTCATAATGTCTATATCGACCATATATCCTTTACTATGCGAACGGTCGATGATCTCACAGAGATATTGGACAGCGCTGCGGCATATCAAGATCGCGTTCATCACTTTAGAATAAGGATCCCATCGAAGATCGGTCTTTGCCGGGATGAATCCTTTTTCCTGTCCGATTTTCTGCCCATTCTTCATGACTGCTGTGCCGCCCGTAACTGGCCCTGTGAATTAATGCCCGCTGATAACAATCCCTATCACTTGATGTTCAATCTCAGTGGGAACACCTTCCGTGTCATCAGGTGGCCCAGCATCGATGAAGTTGATCTTGGTGAGTTGAATACGCCCCCGACTTGTATGTTCGTGCCTGACATTGGTGAGGTCAACTTCGTGCACGGAGCATTGGTACAAGAAGCCCGAAAGTTAATGGGGAGCGTGCACTAATGCCTCCCGCAGTCGTAGCTCTAGTTGGCGCTACCTTCGCAGCCTCAGCGGCATACTCTGCCGGTATCGTGATCTTTAGCACAACGCTGATAGAGGCGGGATGGCTGGCAGCCGGTGTAGCGTTCGCAGCCGTCGCAGCGGTTGGCTTCGCTACCATGGCAATGACGCCGAAGCCCCCTAAGCCGAATATCCCCAATTTTGCTGATACGGCTGTTGATCGAACACGTATGATTCGGCAGCCGATCACCGCGCGACGCATGGTCTATGGCTGGATGCGTGTATCTGGGCCTCAAACTTTTCTGCATACGACCAGCGATAATGACTTGCTCCATGTAGTTCTGACACTAACCACGCATAGAGTATCGAGGCTAGATGCTCTGCTTCTGAATGATGAAGTAGTCCCACTCGATGCCAATGGTGACGCTACAGGAACATATGCGGGGAATGTCAGCGCGTGGTTAGGGTTAGGGACCACAGCTGGAGATTCTACATTTCACTCTGAACTGACCGCTGCCGTAGGCGCTACTAAATGGAGCGGCACTCATTTGCAGACTGGCTGTGCCAAGCTCTATATCCAGCTCAAGTGGGATGCTGATAAGTTCAAGGGCGGGTCGCTGCCTAATATCTCTGTGATCGTGCGGGGCAAGGACAATATTCTAGACTCGCGTGACGCCAGCACGGGCTGGACTGATAATGCGGCGTTATGCATCGCCGATTGGCTCAAGAACGAATTCGGGTATAGCTGGCCAGCCGCTAATATAGATGATACGGCGCTCGATGCCGCCGCGAATGTCTGCGATGAAATACAGGCACGAAACCCTGGATACACATTCACAGCCGCTGCCGATACTGATCTGCTCACATGTTCTATCGATATTCCCACGGGCTGGGCGATCTATGCAACGACAACGACTACGTTGCCTGGAGGTATGTCCCTCAACACAGCTTATTATTGGATCAGGCAAAGCGCCACGACGGGCAAGATCGCTACCAGCAAGGCGGATGCTCTAGCCGGTACATCA